CCGAAATAAATCAGGGCTTTAATTATTTAGTCTTCAAGTGACACCGTGCCAGCCGTTATCGCTAGCTGCATCTCAGCGTTAAACGATTCTGAATTCGTAGCGTGCCCAGCGTCATTAAGTGTTTTCGCGTAGGCGTCAACCGACGTTTTGCCTGAACCGCCAGAATCACCACCACCTGCACCACCATCAACCGAAGGGAGGTACATCTTGTTAGTTTCGAAGAATCCACCGATAACATCCTTGAATGGCGTTGGGCTTAACGTTGCTGCGTCCTGTAACACCGATCCCGTGATTTTATCTTTCGCAACGAATTGATTATCGTCAGAGATCCCAAAATCATACTTACTCGACAATATCAACGCCATATCTTCACGCGGAATAGTTAAAGAAGTAGGAATGAGCGTGTCAATATATCTGTCAACTCGATATTGTTTCTGAATGTTCGAAGATTTTGTTTTCTCGCTGTCAATCGAAGCCAACAATTCAATGTTAGAAGATTTCAAAGTTTCTAAATCAGCCTTCCAACGTTTCTCTTTGTCGTCAATAGAGATTCCAGACTCGTCAATCACCTTCTGCTTAAACGCATCGGCAATCACTTGATAGTCTTTACCTTCGACATTATCCAAGCCTACTAACTTCTTGAAGTCTTTTATGCCGATTTCTTTACCTACCTTGATCTGTTCATCCTTTAGGTTAGTGATAAAGGTATCGTTCTCGTCCTTCGTTCGGATAATAAACGGAGAATCTACCGAGATTTCCGTTGCCTTGTCCTCGATCGCTTTGGCTAGTGTCGCGTCGTCTATTTCGATTTCTTTACCTGCTACTTTAATTTTCATTATGCTGCTTATTAATTAATAATTAACCATTCTTTGCTGCCTTATCAGCTGCGATTTCTTCCTTTGTTCGTCTAATGCGTGGCTCGCTTTCCGACTTCAATGAGTCGTTTTCCGCGCTAATTTTACCGATCAACGCCTGAGCGACATCCGAAAGTCCGAGTATTTCTTTAGCCTGCTTATTCTTCAAGTCCTTTGAATGCTTCTCGTTCAATTCCGTCCACACTTCAGTCGCTTCGGCATCAACTATATACATCTTTCCACTCACTCCTGAATTGGCATTCGTCCGGTCAACGTATGATTTCTCCACCTTAACGCCTGGGCGCTCAACTACTTTAGTTCCTTTTGTTTGATAAACTTCATTTTGTCGATCCTTCAACTGGTACAAATCTGCTACTACTATCATCTGTTTTTATTTTTAAGTTAAATTCTTGTTGTAAAATTACGTAATCTTTCTCTTTATCCGCATCCTTCTTCCACCAGTCGTTAAACAACACCTTCTGATAAGCATCCGCAGCACCAAATAAAGTAAAAACTGTGTTTATGTCCCAATGGACAAACGGCTCGATTTTTATCTTCTTCATCATCTGGTTCTGCATACGTGGATCAGTCTTATACTTGGTAAGCACCCATTCTTCAAGCAGCTTATCAAGGATCGAACTAGGCAGATTTTCCTTTCGCGATTTGTCGTATCGCGCCAAAACTGCATCAACCGACTCGATTAAGAACCTTCGTCCAGCGACATAAACATACCTATTTTCAGGGGATTGCGTTCTGTCAATTGCCTTAACAACGAAGTTTGCTAGTGTATTCTGAACGTATTCCGCGATATTTGTAAGGCTGTTCAGCGCGATATGTATAGGCTGTTGATCAATGAATTTACCAGTTGCCGTTTCGTTTCCTTTCGTGTTTTTATCCTTGGTTATACCCCAAAGAGTTTCCTCGATCTTATCCTCTAATTCTTCAATCGAGGCCGCTGAATATTCTAAGAAATCAATGTCAGGAGATATATAACCTGCGTAATCCTTCACGGTTGGATCGCCCTCACGTGGTGCAGGAACTTCGATTACATCGCTAACGTCATTCGATAGCACATCACCCTTTAAACTTCGCGACGCGTCAACACCTTGACCAGTACGATTAACACCAACCTCGTCGCGGTGCTTCATCTTCATGCGCCAATGCAGCGGAAACCCTTTTGTGATTTCGTAAATAGTTCTAACAGAAGTTTTTAAAGCGTACATTTCAGAATCTGGAATGACTTTATCGAGCCAAGACAGACGAGATTTGCACCCCATTTTTATTCGTTCACCCAAAACAACCGCAGGAACTTGACCGAATGGATGATCGAACGACTTTTCGTCCTCCTGAAATGTACCTCCGATTTGCTTAATAAGCCATTCGCGCTCCGAGTCAACTAGCCGCCAAAGTAATCCGTTTGGAATTGGCTTAGGCTCGAATAGCAACACGTTAACCGATTGCCCGTTAGCTTCGTAGTATCGGATGTCCTGAATTGATTTGTATGTAGGATAAATCTCGTTAATCTTATTTTCTTCCGTAGTGTATTCCAAGAATATTAACCCCGAAGGATCGACATCAGCTAACTGAAATAGATTTTCAGATAGGTAGTCGTGAATAGACTTCTGCCCTTTAAAATTCGTTAGTATTTCGGATAGTTCTTCTTTTAAAACTTCTGATTTAATATCTATTTCAACAGAACCTCCATTCGCTTGAAACACATTCGATCTTGCATTCGTAACTCTAGCGAATAACGATCGAATATCTTTAGAATATTTCTTTCGGGCGGCAATACGCTCGGTTGATTCCATCTTCTCGATCTTGTCAATGAGCAATTCAGTAAAGCCCTCCCCGTCAACCAAGGCGCGCATTTTTACCGAATAAGCTCGCGCCACATTAACCCACGGCTTCGCGGCTTGGTGCTGCACTATGAACGCTCCTGCTTCTTCCGCTGTTTTAAACACTATTTTCTTTGCCATGTTCCCAAAATTACTACTTTTTTTTTAAATTAATCATTTAATTCAACAATTGCATATTCCCAAGCATTTGGAAGGTGAGAGAAACCATGATTAGGAACGTTCGCTCGCTTGTCATGCCATACATAATTACGTACCGCTTCTATACAATTCTTCGACTCTTTTGTGAATACAAGTGTGAACGATTTCGTTAGTCCTATCTTATATTTCACGAATCCAAGCCCTCCAGACCGCCTTTTCTGAATAGCCCTAATATTGACCCCTTTCAACCACTCACCATTTGTTGAATACACCCCATCTTGAAGGTCGCGAATCAATCGACGCTCATTGCTGTCAGAAACTATAAAATCTTCCGTGCCTATTTTATTGTGAATTATTTCCATCAAATATGATCTTCCTGAGTTGTTTTTATAGTGTATTTCGTCAATGTATGCTGTCATATTCCCCCAATCAATGGCTACTTTTACAATTGCATCTGGGTCTTTTGATCCTAAATCCATACCATAAATATAAGGTAGATTGTCTGGAAATTCACCTATTCTCCAGTCTTCGTAAATAACCCCTTCGGCAAAATCACGCCACCCGCCCAAATAATTGCTCTTATACCAATTAATCGCGCTTTGCTTTTCATCTTCCGAAAGTTCGCGCTGCTCGATAGGGCAGAATCCCGTCTTCGCACGTGTACGCCATTTCCACGCTTTTTTCAGGAATGAATGAGATAAATATTTTGTCGCTACGAGATAGGTGCTATGAATCGACTCGACTTCTGGATGATCGGAAATCATTATTTGAAAACCATCTATTTCAATAGGTACTTCCCATTTCTTCACCCAACGATCAAAGATAAAATGCTCCCTCGTGGCTGGGTTCATTATCCAGATGACCCTATTTTGTATGCCCTTTTTCCTTAAAGAGTCGTCTATCGTGTCGAAAGCCAATTCGTCCGTGAAATCTTCACCTTCCTCAATTACCCACGTAGTAATATTTGGCAATGATTTTAAATTAGCTGTTTGGTCGCCACTCGAAGTTTTTATTCCAGAAAAGAATATGAAAGTGCCTGTTTTTAAATTCGTCGCAGTTGTCTTGGTGATATGGAAATCGTGGGTCATTCCTAAACGCTTAATCGTTTGCTTGAATTCTGGAATAATTGACTTTTCAGCGGAAGCCATTGTGTACCTAGTAAAGAGAATCCCGTGTCCTTTTTCGTAGGTTAATTTAGCGACGAATTCGTGCTCATTGAATGTTTTAGTTGAGCCACGACCTCCCGTAAGTAAGAAGTACCGTTTATCGCTTGTGTATAACGGTTGGAAGATCTTGTCGATTACCGATTCACTCATTCAGAATCAGGCTCGTTCGGGTCGAATTTATCCATGTCGGTCACTCCATCGACTAAGCCGTCAACCCACGATGTTAAAGGAATATTGACAATTGTTGCTTTAGATTTATTGTGACCGTTAAAGAAATCAATGTGTTTGGCAATTACTTCTAATGCTTTTTCTTTTGATACAAACTTGAGCTTAATTTTATTGGTTGTTTTTCCATTAAAAGTTACTGATGAATGTTCAAATTCTGTAATCAATCGTCCTATTTCAACAGGCAAATCTTTTATCTCTTGCACGCTCAAACCAATTGTTTGACGTATATCAGCATAAAGCCAATTTTTAAGCTCATTCAATACTTCTACATGACTTGTACCGAGTATTTCGTGCGCTTCTTCATGCTTTTTCCGTTTATATTCGGCGGCATCACCATTACGCACCAGTTCAAAGAACTTAGAAGAAGCAACGTTTTCACCAACATTATAGTATTTTTGATAGGCTTTTGGGCCGCTAAAACCATTAACAAACCATTCGTCAATTACTAGCTTATGCTTTATTAATGTTGCTGGAAGTTGTGCCATATATTTAATGCTTTATTTCTTCTCTTGTAGCTTCTCCACCGTTGCCCAAATCAATGTGTTTAACGTCGCAACGATTAGCATCGTTAGGATAATATTAATCGTTCTGAACTCTCCTGTGATAATCGGAAACCATATCAATGTGTGAACCGACGCCATGCAGGTTGAGCATAATAGTATCGGCTTGGCGAGATAAATTATTGGTTTATTGGTTTGTTTTTCCGTTAAATAATCGAACGGCTGTCTAAGGAAATAAAGGATCATTCCTTTTCCTGTAATCGCTCGAAATCCAAGTGATGCGAGTGATATTACGAGTGCTAGTTCAATTATCTTCATTCGGGAAAATATAAGATGATATTATTAATAAAATAGGAATCGAAACAACCCATTTCGAAATTATTCCCCAATTTATAGGGTTGAATTGGTGGTTGATAAATACGAATAATAGGTAGATGATTATCACTCCTATTGCTTTTGCTGCTGTTTTTTTCATTTAACAAATTTAAGATAATTTACCCGAATAGCCCGTCGATCCTATTCCTAGTCGTTACGGGCAATCGGTTAAATGTAGTGATTAATTTTCAATCAGCTGGATAAATAGTGTATCTCGTCATATCTTCGCTTGGATTATCGC